TCGGTATGTGTACACTGAGTGTATACGGAGTGTATTTAAAGTGGGAAGAGGCCGAGAAGTCTGGGAAATTCAACGGCTTGTGATGCCGGGGGTTGGGGGTTCAAGTCCCCTCGTTCGCCCCACTCTTCCCACTCTTCCCACTTTCTTCCCACTTTTAATTTTAAGAGTGGTCTGAAATTTTATGGAGAGTTGTTACTGTCGCGGATGGTTTTGGGGTATTTTCGTCGGATATCACGTTTTGTGATTCGTCGCTAAATCTTTTATTAAGAGCATTAACGGCGGCTTTTTTCCCAGGCTTTACATAATCATTTAAGGCCGTGCTGTTTGGCGCGTGTCCAGAAAACGCGGCTATCTCAACATTGGTTGCTTGGTTGTCGCCCATCTCGGTCATAGCCGTCCGGCGGATGTCGTGAAAAGTTCTAGCGTCTTTTTCTTGTTCCCGCTGATTTTTTTGAGATCGTAATCCGGCGCGACGTGACAATTTTAAAAATGCTTTTGAAAATAATTTAAGTTCCCAGGGTTTGCCAGTTTCCTCGTTAATGCAAATATGTTGATCTGATTTTAGTTGCACGACGTCGCCCTGTGATACTAGGGCCATTGTTCTTGGTGTTACGGGTAAATATAAATTTCTATCGCCGCGTTTTTTTAACTGACGTAGAGAAAATCCTTTACCGTCAAAATCGGAATACTTTAGGGCTAAAATATCTTGCCTTGGGAGCGAGGTGTCATAAGCAATCGAAATTGCAATAGCAAGTGAACGACGCGACGTGGTTCTTATTGTACTACCCGCCAAACAATTCAACGGGCCACGGCAATCTAAGTATCGATTTAAAGCAACGCGCATTAATAAGTTAATTTCATCCGGCTCATATTTTTGGTAGCGACCTTTTATCGATATTTTTTCCATGCCTGTCGCAACATTAAAATCAGCCCAGCCAATTTCAACGGCAAAAGCAAGAAGGCGGTGTATCGCTTTAAAATTTTTATTTGCCTTTTTAATACTGACAGCATTACTCATGTCGTCGTAAATTGTGCGGACGTGTTTTCTTCGTAAGGCGTGAACTTTTGCCGCTCCAATTTTGTCGCCAATAAGTTTAAATTCACGATCTAATTCGTCTTTATACACCCCAGATAGTTCACCATAAAAAGTGGGGTTTTTTTGAAATCGATGTATCAACGAGTTGAAGTCACGGTTGGTCATTTGCTCAAGTGGCTCACCCGCTTGTTTATATTTGTCCCATTCGCAATTCAATTCTTCTGCTTTAATCTCGGCGGCAATTTTATCCTTGCCTAAATTTTGCGCTCTAAAGCCAGCCTTTTTCATAGCTGGCGTGATCTGCCAATAAAAACCGTGGTCTTTTTTCGAAATTAAATGTCTAATTTTTTTCATTAAATTAATCCCAGCATTTCATCAAGATCGTTTTTGTGATCTTCAATCGTGGCGCGGTTTGATTCTTTTTTCAACCTTTGTTGAAGTTCCGACACGCTCCAACGCATAGGACGCGACCTCGTTATCGCAGGTTTGGGCCAGATTCCCTTTTTAACTTCATTCCGAAATTGCCGCTCATTTTTACAGCCGACAAGTTCAAATGCCTGTTTTGCTGTTACAGCGAGTTGATTCGCGTTCACGCCGCTCTCCCGTAAAATATTGGTGCAAATTTGTTTAAACAATTTTTGTTAAAATAAAACCACGCCGAATTTTCTTTTCCCTTAATGCGGTTTTGTTCCCAGCTTACCCTTCCCACCGAGACGATCTTTATGCATCGATCCGATAGTTTGCCAAAGTATCTATTGTGCATGACGTCGGCATTTAGCAATAACCAACACGGCGCGATGTCGCTGAGATGTTGCGCCAGCTTCACGGTTGGATCACCATTTTGACCTGGCATAGGCCACGGGGGGTTCGTAATAAAGCAGTCTCCGGCACAATCGGTCAATTTTAAAGCGTTCTCAGTCGATATAATATTACTTTTGGGCTCGATGTCCGTGGCCCGTGTGCAAATGTGCTGACGGCTCTCTAAATGGCTAATCAGCGTTCCATTCCCAGCGCACGGCTCATCAAATTGCGTATGGTCATCCAAATGAGTTAATAGCGGAACGACAGCCTCAAATGGCGTCGGATAAAAATCACGCGGTCGCCTGGGGAAGTCTGAGTGCTTACCCATTTTTATCACGTCTTTTGACGTAAGCAATTAAATTTTCGTCACCAAGTTTGTAAATTAAGCGAGATAAATAAAAATTGGCCTTTTCAGCATTTTCAATTGGCTCACCCTTTAGATTAAGCCGCCAAATATATTTTAAAATATTTGCTTTTAAATGCCCTATATATTCACTTTCAGTTAATGCTGATTCGATAGCATCCAGGCATTCGATATTACCCTGATTATAATGAGGGGGGTGATTTACATTGTCAGTCATATTAAATCCTATTTATTTTTTAATCATTTTCCATTGCCTTATAAACGAGGACAAATGCGTTACACTCTTGGCAACTTAAATTTGTTTCCATGTCGTAATCCTCACTATCTTCAACATCGTGATCGCCACCCCAGGTCAAAGGTGTCCCGCAAAAATAACAATTCATTTGTTTATATTCTTTCAAATCCGGTTGGGCTTGCTCACCGTCGCAACAATCAGCTAGGGGCCGCCGACATCTTCCGCAAATATATTTGGACTGGTGAAACTCTGGACGTGTCCAAGAGCCGCACCAGTCGCAAATTTGTGGTTCAAGCAAAAGTATCTACTTTAAATTTTTCTGAATTAATGCTTTTCATTGCGTTACTTATTTCCGTTTTTAGGCGGGGTTCTTTTTCGAGCAAAATAAGTTCTAAATACTTAGATTGTTTCTTTCGCAAAAGAACATCGGTCATTTGACACGTTGAAAAATCAATCATGTAAATAACGGCTCGACACAAAAAAAGAAAATAAAAACCGAAGCCAGCAAACAAAAAAGTCCTAAAAATTCTGTGATAAAAGTTTTCAAACTTAACGTCTCAAAAATCTCTCTAATCATATCGCTAACTCCGGCTGACTTTTAAAAGTTTCCAAATGATTAGTTGTCTGATCGCTGATTGATGCGTCGACGGCTGAAAGTGAATCTTCCAGTGTGCGAATTAAATCTGCACAGCAGATAAAAGTATCGGTTGCCTCGGCGTGAACCATTGCAGTTCGCAATTCACGTTTGATGCGATTTAATTTTTCAATCGCTATTTCTGAATGTTGTCTATTCATAAAAAATCTCCTTAAATAAAAAATTAAGGAGATCATAATATCAGGTTAGCTGATATGTCAACTAAATAATATCACATTGCGTGATACTATATCTTTTTGCGTATTTCTTCCGGCAAATCTTTTTCGACACCGTTATAGATATAGTCCAGGGTAACACCAAATTTTGTAGATAAAATACTGGCGACAAATGGATCCATTAAAAGTTTCCCATTTTCCCAAGCACTATAGGCATTCTGTTTTACGTCAAGTTTTTCACATAACTCGACTTGAGTAAGACCTAACGCCTGTCTTACTTTTTTTAGCCGCTCACCACTTGCCTGGACAAACTCGATTGGTCGTCTTGTTTCAGCCAAAATTTCTTCCTCGTGTGTTTCGTAGTAAAAAACCTCAAATGGGTTATACTCGTCTTTATGTGTAGCATCAAGTAAATTGATATTTAAATTTTGATTGTTCATAAATGGCCCTCTTAGTTATGAACAAAAAGTTAATACAAGTTACTTGATAATACCATAACAAATTTTGTTACGATTCATAACAAAAATTGTTATGGATTTAAAAAGGTGGCGCATCCGAGTTAAGGTCTTGGTTACTACTGCCAGCGTCAGGTTTTTCGATTAGGCGTTCGTCTAACTCTTTTGATAAGTTCTGCATATCGTTGGCTTTGTAATACAAAAATTCTGATCGATTAAAATCAATAGAAAATTTTATCAGCACATCCGTTGGATAGTATTTTTTAACTGATTTTTTATACGACGAAGTTTGCTCCCCAAAGTAACCAAAAGAAATTCCGTCTTTTAAAATTCTTCTTACAGTATTTTCGTGTGTTTCAAAATCGATCTCGTCCATTATTTCGGTGAAGGTAACACCCACGTGAAACGTGTGCGTTCTCATAGCTCTCCAGAATCTTTCCATAAAAAAAGATGTTATTTGAGAAGTTGTCATATTTCTTTGCACAAATTTGGCAATCTTACTTTCCGCTGACATTCTATAAGCCCGTCTTTGATAACGAGCTTTTAATTCATAGTATTTAGTCCAAGGCCCGTCTGCCTTCCTTGCAAAATAATCGCACATCTCAGGGTACTTTTTATAAAAGTTTGATGACTGGGGGTCACCCATCGATCCTTCTGGAATAAATTGACTTCGATCATTGAAAGTTTCCATAACCTTCTCGTCAAAATTGACTACGTTCTTCATTATTTCTTTTTTTTGCATTTTCTCTCTCCTTAAAATTAAATTTGACAATATCATGTTACCTGATATTATCTCCTATGGAAACTTTTATCAGGAAATTTGATATAATATGAACACATCTGAAATTATAAGTCAAATTGGCGGCAGTACGTATGTAGCCGATGAAATGAATTTCCCGCAAAATAGAGTGAGCAATTGGCTTAAAAACGGGATTCCAAACGACATAAAAATTAGAGCTAAGATTGCTCAATTAGCAAATGAGAAAAATGTATCTTTGCCTGATGACTTTTTAGCCGGACTAAAACTTTGATCTGCGGCATCGATCCAGGCAAGACTGGCGCGCTCTGTTTTTATTATAGCGGGGTGAAAGAAAAGCATACGTTTGTCGAAGTTCACGATATGCCCGTATTCGATAAAGAATTAAACGCCGTTGCGTTAGCAAATTTATTTAAAGAGTTCACACCAAGACACACATATATAGAATCCATAAATTCTTTCGGCATGGGCAAGCAGTCGGCCTTTAATTTTGGGCAGGGCTACGGGGTTATCAAAGGTGTATTAGCAACTTTAGAAATTCCGTACAGTTTAGTGACACCATCAAAATGGAAAAGACATTTTTCATTGGGTCGGGACAAGTCAGCAAGCCGACAACTCGCAACACGATTATTTCCAAAAAATGCAGATGACTTTAAACGCGCCAAAGATGACGGCAGGGCTGAGGCCGTTTTAATTGCACAGTGGGGAAGAGATAATGAATCCTTATAAAATTCCAACACCAGCTTTAATCAGTTTTTCTGGAGGTAGAACAAGTGCTTTTATGTTGTGGTCGATATTAAATGCATATGACGGGAAATTACCAGATGGAGTTGTGGTCGCGTTTGCGAACACTGGCAAGGAGTTACCTGAGACGTTAGATTTTGTTCAACAATGTCAAACGCGCTGGAATGTTCCTATAACTTGGGTTGAATGGGATGAAACTGCACCTTTTATAAAAGTTACTAACCGCACGTCAAGAAGTGGATGTTCTGGGGCAATTGGTAAAAATGCAATAGTTCCTCGCCGTGTCGCTGAAATAGCGGAAAAGTCAGATACTATATTAGATTTTGGGTCTGGGCCAAAGTCTAACCATGTAGAGGTTTTGTTGAGCCAGGGGTTTAATGTAATTGGTTTTGATTTTGGCGCAAACTTTAGCAATAATTCTCATAAATTTGACGCTTTGCATAGAAAATATGACATCGTTTACGCGTCTAACGTCATTAATACTATGGAAGACGATGAAGGATTAAATTTAACCTTAGATCAAATTGCTGGATGCACAAAAAAAACTGCAATATTTAACTTACCAAAAGAGCCAAGAAAAAAATCTTGGGTAGGGAAAGTTGCCGATGTTGATAAGTTAACAAAATTAGTTGATCAGCGGTTTGGTAGTTTAGCAATAGAAAATGGTCGTACTGCTCCTATTTTTATTTGCAAAGAACCAAAAATTAAAGAGGCTCCATTAATTAATGTTGGATTTAATATTGTTAGCCATAATTCAGCGTCAAGAGACGGCGAACCGTTTTCTAAATTAATAAAGAAAAAAAACTACCTTCCAAATGCCCTAGCAAGATTTTGCACGTCGGAATTAAAAATCTATCCATTAACAGGATTAATGAGGACGATTCATGGGTTTGAAAAGTGGGCAAATGTTATTGGCATCCGAGCCGATGAGCCACGTCGGTTTGAAAAAAATTCTACTAAAACAAATAATTGGGGCGTCAATGTTATGCCGCTTGTTCACGCGGACATTACTGCTAGAGACGTTGCAAAATTTTGGAATGAGCAACCTTTTGATTTAGCTTTAGATGGCGTCAATGGCAGAACTCCGCTTGGGAATTGTGACTTATGTTTTTTAAAGGGTAAAAAATTACTTCAAGGTATTATGCGAGATAGGCCAAATTTGGCGAATTGGTGGATTAAACAAGAAAATTTAATCAACGCAACTTTTGATAAAGACCGACCGCCATACAAAGATTTACTAAACATGACTATTAACCAAGGTGATTTCTTCACAGACAATGATGAAATTGTCGATTGTATGTGTTTGGATTGAGGAAAATAATGAATAGTTTTGAACGATTTGGAATAAAACATCTTAGCCCCTCAAGTTTAAATAAGGCGCAGGGCTGTCTCGGTGCTTGGATTGTAAGCTACCTTTTTAAAATTTATGACAATGCCGGATTGAACGCGGCGCGCGGGATTTGTGTCGAGCATGGTGTTCAAAGTTGTTTAGAAGATGAGTTTTTAGATGCTTTAGAAGAGGCAACCAAAAAATTCAACAGCACGACGGCAATGGGCTTTCCTCAAGACCAAAGAAAAAAACATTTGGATGAGTTCCCAGGTTTTATTGAGCAGACACTTGAAGGACTAAAAAATTATGCCGAGCCAACTGGCTATCAAGAAAAAGTTGTCATTAATTTAGACAATGTACCAGTTCCAATTCTGGGTTTTACCGATTTTACTTTTGATGATGATGGCAAGGTCGTTGATTTAAAAACAACCAAGGCTATCCCTGGCAAAATGTCTGCGCCGCACAAAAGGCAAATGGCTGTGTATCAGCACGCAAAGTCAAATCACTCGATTGACGTTTTATATGCCTCACCCAAAAAACACGCGATTTATACATTGCAACCGGATGAGGCGAAAAAAAGTTTAGAAGAAATTCGCCAAATTGCGATGCGGTTAGAAAGATTTTTAGACAAGTTTGAAACAAAAGAGGAAGCCGCAGACGCGGTCATTCCTGATTACGACATGTTTTATTTTAGTGGTGCGGCTTTCAGAGCCAAAGCAAAAGAAATTTTTGGTTATTAACCCCAAAGGTTCGCTGGGTTAAGTGCGGACTAATTTGTAAGTAGTGAAGAGGAAATAGAAATGGGATTAGGATTACCAACTGGTGGCGGCGGAGATTTTGTCACTTATTGTAAGTACAATGCAAAAGCTGGTCGCTGGTATACAAAAGACGATAGTGGCGACGAGTATGAGATCGAAAAGTTTAAGGCGTATTTTGATTTTAAAAACATTCAAACTGGTATTTTTAAGTTTGAAGCTGGGCAAGCTCCAGAGAAAATATTTGACACTGAAGTCGGTGCGGGTGACGCGGTCGGTGAAGGTAACTTTAAGCGCGGATTTTTACTCAATGTCTTCAGCCCAAAAATTGGCGGGTTGAGAGAATTTTCGTCAACTGCCGGAGCCGTCAATAATGAGATGAATACTCTTTATGATGAGTATCTAAAAAGTGACGAAGGAAAAGCTGGGAAGCTACCTTTGGTTGAGTGCGTGAAAGTTAACCCCGTTGATTCCAAGCACGGCACCAATTATGCGCCGGAGTTAAAGATTACCAAGTGGGGTGACCGTCCAAAGGAGTTCGATGAACTTGCCGCTACACCAGCCCCTACACCAGCCCCTACACCAGCATCAAGCGACGATGCAGTGGAAGACTGGGATTAACTAAGTCGGGAGGGGTTAACACCTCTCCCTTTTAATTATGGATGCCATGCCCCAAAACTTAACACCTAACGAATCAGATATTCGTCTCCACCTCGATAAATTATTTTCAAGGTGTGAAGCAGATTATCCAGACGCCTTGATCCAGATTGACAGTGGCGTTGATGGTGGTCGGTGGCAATGGCAATACTTTAAAGTTACTAACCGTGACGACGCAGTTGAGTATGCAAAAAAGCAAAATATTGACGGTAAGAATGTTTACGTTGGAGTGAACCCAAGACGTGGTGATATTTTTTCCGGCAGTGCCGCGACAGATCAAGACGTATTGTGTGCGTATTTCAATTTTTCAGACCACGACACAAAATACTCTACAGATAAATTAAAGACTGAAGCTCCAATCAAGCAAAATTTTGTCGTATTAACAGGCCGCACACCGGAGCCCCGATTGCACGCATATTGGGAGCGGGAACACCCGTTAGAAAATTTTAAAGCCTGGGCCGATATACAGACCGGAATGGTCAATAAGTTTGACAGCGATAAGGTGATTGATCCACGGCGCATTATGCGACTTGCAGGGACTGTCAGCTACCCAAGTCAGGGTAAGATTAAAAAAGGATACACTGAAGAACTAGTAAAGTTTGTGCCGCCACGTCAAGAGCGTGAGCCTGTCAACGCGGTCAAATTGTATAACAGCTTTCCAGCGGCATTTGAGTGCCAAACGAAAGCTGATCACGGGGCGATTGAGGACGGTTCCCCTCCTGCCGGACTGAATCTCCCCGTGTACCAAAATTTAGAAATAGATCAAATAGCCAGGGACATTATGTCCGGCGGCGATGAGTGGCATAACAAGATGATTAAAGTTGTCGCTCATTGGGTCGCCACTGGTAAGACCAATGCTGAAATCTTGGTCATGGCAAGAAATTTTACCCAAGAAGGATACAATCAAAATGACACAGACAGAGAGGTCGGCGTTGCTATTGCGGGCGCACGTCGCAAGTACGACTACCCAGAGCCAACTGAGGAAGGGATCAAGACGCACCTTGAGGAAAAACATACGGGCGATATTACGGCGTTTAAAATCGATGCTAATGCACTAAATGTTGCGAATTTACCAACGAGGCAATTTATATACGGTAGACATTTAATTGAGAATTATGTTGCGACAACGATCTCCCCTGGTGGCGTCGGCAAAACAACCGTTGCATTAACTGATGCGATAGCCATAGCAACGGGCAGACAGCTTACACACGACACTGTTCACAAGCAATGCAACGTCTGGCACTACAACTTAGAAGACCC